AATTCACAGGCGGTGAACCGTTTCTCATTCAAGAACATAGTGCCGATCACCGCAGAGCCGTTGACCACTCGCGCAAGCGGAAGGCTGTAACCATATGGCAACTGGTCGATATGCACGTCAGAGCTGATAAACTCGTCTCCGATCTTGCCGACATACGCGCCGTCCAAAGCCTTAACCAATTTGCCGTTGACATCCCAGACTCCGGTACGCACTTCGCTGCTGGTGTCCATGATTTTGCCCATGACGCAAGCATGGTTTGCCCAGAACGGGAATACGTTCACGCCCCTGCCAACCGGCATCTCAAGCATGGTTACTTCGCTGCCAGACGCGGACATAAGACATCCAGTCTGAGGCTTGCGAGGAACGACCACAGTGCAAACAAGACGGCTGTCGCAATTGGCGACAGGGCTGACGTTTGCGCTGGCAACCCCATACGGAATCTGCTTCAAGCCGCCGTCAACCACGACGGCAGGAACCACCTTGGTGGAACTGCCCTTGCGGACAACGGACGACACATACAACTGACCACCGACAACACACGCTGGCGTAATCGTAGCCACGCTGTCACTGGCGAGAATCAATTCAAAGCTCATTCATTCATCCTCTATCAAACGTCACTTGGCCGCAGGAGGTGCGACAGGAGGAGCAGCATACGGGCTACCCTCCGCTTTCAACGAACTATCCAGATTGTTCCACAAGCGAGTGCAGGTATCGAACCACCACTCACGCCACAATTGTATACGAGGTGCAAGGCTTGGATCATCAAGGTTTTTCATTGCAAGCTTCATTGCGGCATAGACCGGCAATGAATTGCGAAGCACATCGTCTGGAGCAAACGTTGCATCTTGCCCGGTAGTAATAGTTGCCGGCAACGACGCACCGTAAACGATGTAGGTTACGGATGTGCCAGAAGGAAACACACCAACTACCTGAGGTTGCTTGCGAAACCAATAGTAAGGAACTGTAGTTGTCCCACCATTGGGAAGAGTAATGGTCCCGGTTGCTGTTTCAAAGTTGGGTTGCCACGCTCTGAGCCTAGTGTCGGATGTATGGACGAGAGGTGTGGTTCCTACCGTAACGGACATGGGGAACCAGATGTTGGTTGCAGTAAGACTGAACTCACGGCCTGTTGTAGACGCAGTTGTATGCGTGCCCGGAATAAATACACAGGATCGAGCCATCTCTGCTTGTGCTTCATTGAGATAGACATCGATGTTGGTGGTAGTGTTGACCGTAGTACCGCCAGTCCCATCCGCATAGTCGCCAATGACACTGTTGGATGCTTCGTTCAACAACGTCAACGTATCAGCGCGAAGAGTCGTCAACAGTACAGACATTACGCCATCCTCGTGTGGTAAGTGGCGGCGAATGCCTCGACATCGCCTAGTCGGCGTTGATATTCCGGGAAGTACAATTGGATTCCGGTTGCATCACGCATTTGCAAGGCACGTGCATGGAGAACCGCGTAAACCAAACAGTCATGTGCAACAACCGGCAAAGGACATTCATGATCTTCCGTAGGTACAGTAGTATCGATAGTGCCACTGGAGTTGTACTGCCAGATATTTCCCGGTTGGCAATATCCTTCAACCATGAGACCGCTTGATACAGCCGAACTTGGTGCTGGCTTAAGTCGTATGCGGTTCATACCGTAGATTGCGGCGACATCTGGATACGTTGAAGTGCTATCGTTGCGATTGTCGTCAAACTGCTTCGACGAGAAAATTACTTGTCGCAACCGTTGATAGTCAGTGCCTTCCAGATAATAGATACCGCGTATCTTGTAAATATCTGGAGAGCAGTATTCGTCTTCGCCAGCAACCAAGTCCATATATCGACGACCCACCAGACAGTCGGTGGATCGAGCTATCTGGTTAGCCTGTTCGATAAGCAGGACATCCAGCCCGAAAGGGTCTTGATCGAAACCCGTATTAAACAGGTGACCACCAAGAACCCTGATTCGTTGCTTCAGCTCTGCACGTGTCATCGAAGGACGTAAGACCCATCTCGACCCGGACATACATCAGCATACAGAACTGCAATATGCCCGAATTGGAGTGCAGTAGATGGATTCATGTGCTGGGTACACAATCGAATCCACTGGCGACTAGTCTTGTCAATCTGAATCGGCACCAACTTTGGATTTCGTGCTGGTACAAAATAAACAGTTAAGGTTGTTACAGAAGAAGTATCGCCACCAAGAGAACTGGAAACCGTAAACTCGGTAGAAGATACAATCGATTTCACAACTACAGCCGTAGTATTAGCGGCGTTCCAGCTACTGCCATTGAATGTGCCTGATGTAAATATCAGCACATCGCCGACAGACAAATTATGCGGAAGATTCACACCGAACAACCTTGATGTCAAGGTAGTTTGCGACGTAACGTTCACAACATTGAAAATACCAGACCTGTAATACTTGAAACCAAACCCGGTTGAATTGCTGGTCAACGTCCCACCAGTAATTGTGGATCCGCCATATGAACTAGCCAGCATGAATCCAGTTGCGGTTTTCTGGCTGACAAAATAAACACTAGCACTTGCTGAAACTGCGCTATATCCAGATCCTGTGTAGGACGTGAACATAAAAATATCGCCAAGTTCTACTAGCGAGCTATTGGTTGAAGTAAATTCTCCAGTAGTGGAGTTGTATGAAGTAACAACAATAGTTCCTGTAGAACTATCGGAATTGTAAATGACAGGTGGACTTGCAGCAGAAAGTGTAACCAGAGCACCAGTTGTTCCCGCTGTAATGTGAATCAACTTGGTTTCGCTTGCCATCAAGTAATATGAACCGGCAGTCAGACCACCACCTGTAGTTTGGCATCGAATCACTGAACCGGGAACAGGAGCATTTGCAGTAATACCGGATGTATCCGTACTCAATGTTGCATTAGTGCTGGTAGCGGGAAAATTAACGGTAGTGCCGCAATTATTCCAGTCGGCTGTTGTCTGCGACGGAGCAGTACCATCTGTCGAGGTTGCGGCTTGAGCCGTGATGGTAAACGGACGACCGGAACAAAAAGGTGATTGAGCAACCGCAGCACGAATGTAATACGAAGCATCGGACGTAGACGATCCAAGCGGCGCGACAGTTGCATCAGTAGGCGTATTAGCTTGAGCCGCAAAATTTGAAGCATCTGCAAAGGTTGATGAGAACCTATTCAGATTCAAAGGGTCGCTATACGCAAATTGATATCGATATGTGTTATCTGAAGAAAGGACAAAGGCACCTTGAGTGCCGAGTGTCTTCAACGCATCGACATTGTCACCTGCCGTCAATGCGGTAAAAGACATCCGAAGACCACGTTCTCGTGCCATTTGCAAACTCCTAAAGAGTGGGAGGCTTTCACCTCCCACTCCATTGAATCAGCTATTACAGGCTGACAGATCCATCTCGGCCATTGACGATTCCTGCCATGCGAATGGTAAGAGTCCCTCCAGCCGTACCAGTTGCAGCGTTTTGCCCAGTGCCAATCAACTGAAGATATGGCTTGGATGTCATAAACGGAATGAAAATCACCTGACTGCCAGCTGTAGTCACATTAACAGGAACTACGGCGGACACATCACGCAAACTGGCATCGTTCAACTTGCCACTTCCAAGACCAGAAGCATTGGCACCTACGACCTTGAAACTGAAAGTACCATTTGCAGCAACAACAGAAGCTGTTGTGAGTACAAGTTTGACAAACAGATCTTGGTTTTGAGAGTTGATGCCTACAAGATCGGTAGCACCCGATGCAGCAGTATCAGCCTGAGCCGTAAAATCAGCAGCAGCTGCTTGAATCATATTAGGACTTGAAAACACATCCGAATACGTTCCGGAAGCCTGTCCTGTACTGCCGGAAAAAGTAATGACTGTTCCAAGCTTATCAGTAGTGGGGACAGACCCCAGAGTACCCGGCATCGCCGCGGTGATATTACTAAATTTGAAGGAAGCCTTCCTGTCTCGAGCCATTTGTTTACCTTACTTTCTTACGGAGTGATGGCCTCAATTTTAAGACGACCGACCGCACGAGTGTGCGGAACCCAAAGACCAATGCCCATAACACGGATGGCATACTCGATCTGACGCTTGGCAAATTCGTTCATGTACAAGACAACACCATCGCCATTCGGGGCATTCATGTTGTCCAAGAGTTCCTGAACCGCCGAGAAGAAACCATTCGCCTTGGCCGAGTCAATCGATCCGGACTTAAGCGTAGCCTGAGTCGTCGGGACCGAGATATCCATTTCCGAGGGGATATCGAAATCCGCGAAGTTGTCCATGCGATACGACAAGCCGGGGAAGCAGTCAACGTTGCCGGACACCGGGTTGTTGTTGATGAACTTGTCGTTGAAGTCGTAGGCAAAACCTTCAAGGAAGATCTGCACCTGAGCTTCAATCGGGTCGATGATATTGGTCGGCTGGTCAAGCAGGACATGGTCCACAAGGATCTTGTTGCGAACAAGGTACATCTGCTCTTCGTAGGACTTCGGACGACCCTTGACCGCAACCGGCTCGGAGTTGACACCGGTCCAGTTGGGGAGCGGGATGCCCGAGTTCAGATAGCGCATGCCGATCTGCTTGAGCGAGGGAGACGTAAAGAGCGGAATGTCCTTGAGGGCATTCCAAGTCTGGTGAAGGGATTTGGTGATTTCCTTGACAAGCGGATCGTTCGACAGAGCGGCGTGATCCGCGAGCGTCAAGGCACCATTGAAGTCGATAGCCATAGTTTCCTACCTCAAATGGATTCGCGATTCCGGGCAATGCCCAGCAACTGACTGAGAGACTGACGTCCAATGGACCTAGGCTGTTGCCCACCGTTTGGTACGGTAGGTTGAACGCTTTGGGCCGTGGCCGTTGGCGTAGGCACTGATCGTCCTGCATTCAAACGATTCAACAGTTCGGGAACAAGTGCCTTGGTTAGTTGATCAACCTGTTCGTGAACAATGCGAGCGGCATCCACAGGAGGCATCCCCTTTGAGATCAATGAATCCACGGCTGACGCATTGCGTTTTGCCAGAGGATATTGAGCCATCGCGGTTGACTTCTGTTGATCAACCATGTATTGCGATACCTCGGCCATAGCCTGTTGGTATCGAAATCGCTCGATTTCAGCTTGCATCTGCAACTGACTCGTCTGCGGGTCGATCAACTCCTGCGATTCAAGTTCCTTGTATCGATTGACAATGGCTTGTTCCTGTGCTTGGGCATTCTGCTGGGCAATGGCCTTTTGCAGTTCCTGCGCAGAGGTGAAACCTTGTCGTTCAAATTCCGAAATGACTTCGCCCCAGCGATTCAGACGATCCGACGCGGAACGTGCTTTCTCGTTGACTTCTCGAAATCTTTCGTATGGAACAGGATTCGGAGATTCCGTCGATTGTTCAGCAATATTCGGTTGTTCAATACCAAGCAGGTCGTAGATATTGATATCCACATCCTGCGCTTGGACGCCCGTTTCTTTTACGTCTTGGGCCGCAGGTTCAGGCGCGACGTTTTCCTGAACCATGTCCAGAATTGCGGATGAGACTCCGCTATTGTCGGAAGCCCCCGCTGGTGAATCGGAGGTTGGCATCACCATCTCTTCAGACATCACTATTATTGTTCCTTATTGTTGCTTATTGCCACTTTTGTCCTTTTCCGAGTCGAAAATATTTCTCCTCAGACTTTCTTCGGACAAACTGACCATTGATTTTTTCACGGAGATAAGATAACTGAGCGCCGCAAACAGGAAAAACCAGATCATCAGGGTAAGGTACTTACGCGTGCGCAGTTTGGCAAAGGAGCCCAGCTCTTTTGAGAAACTAAACAGCGAAGCCATTACAATAAGGGTGAGAATGGCAAACAGGATG